AACCAAGATGACGAACAAACGACTCATACAAACATGGATTGATGACTTCGGAGAAGATAGTGACTTCGTACGTGTTCGTGTTCGTGGAGTATTCCCTCGCGGTGGTGACATGCAGTTCATACCATCTGATGTTGTGTACGATGCAATGCGCAGAGGTTCAGGTGCATACCTAGGAGATGACCCTCTCATATGTGGAATAGACGTTGCACGTGGTGGCGATGATAACTGCATGATTCAATTCAGACGTGGTAAAGATGCCAAGTCAGAGAAGGTATACAAGATATCAGGCGAAAAGTCTCGTGATAGTATGAAGCTTGTATCTCTGCTTACGATGATACTTGATAGACATAAACCTGACGTATCATTTCTCGATGCTACCGGTTTAGGTGGACCCGTTGGGGATAGATTACGTCAACTAGGTTATCACGTTATCGATGTACACTTCGGTGGTAATGCTACTAATGATAAACTTTATAAGATGCGTACTGCTGAGATGGGTGCTAAGTGTAGACAATGGTTACTAGATGGCGGTGCTATAACAAATGACCCACAACTTGAGCTTGAGCTTACATCACGTGAGTTCGGTCACAATGATAAAGACCAACTAGTCCTCGAGCGTAAGAAAGATTTGAAGAAGCGTATTGGTGTATCACCCGATTGGGCAGATGCATTATATCTTACGTTTGCTCAAGAAGTACCCAAACGTGAGGTGCCTCGTGGGCATCTCGATCGTAACCCATATGTTCGTGTGCAAAGTAGAAAAGACTACAATCCACTGGACAGTATGGACTCAGACGAATACCAATAGACACACAGGTGAAGTGTTGCTATTATCACAAGAGTGTGAGCTATATCACAAAATCAACAAGAGGTTATAACTATGTGTGCAGGACCATTAAAACCAAAAGCACCTAAGGCACCAGCAGCAGCAGCAGCGCCACCACCACCACCAGAGAAACTACCGGAGGCGGCAGTAGCACCTGAAACCCCTACACAAGCAGGTGGAGGTAGCACAGACACAAGGGATAAATCTAGACGTCGTAAAGCATTAGGTCAATCTGCTCGTAGCTCGATCCTCACCAGTTCGCGTGGTGTGCAGGATGGTGCAGGTACAGCAGCTAAAACATTACTAGGACAGTAATTCATGCCTACTGCCGTAGCTAATCTCAGTACAACTGCTTATGTAAAAGTGAACAGTGAGAAGCATAGTATATTGCTACAATCTCTAAGAGATACTGTGCGTATAGTATTTTCTGATGCACAACCGGCAAAGGGTAATTCAGCATTCCACACCCTCGATGGGAGTGATGAACCTTTGAAGTTGAATGACATTGATACCGACGTATGGGCATTAGCTACAACCGATAGGTCTAGCTTAGTCATAACAGAGACTGAGTTACAGACATTACATGTTTACCCGCAGTTTATAAACGAACAAACAGGGTTCTATAAGGGATTAGATCCTGACTATGCGTACGGTAAAGTAGTACACGTAGATGCACTTGATAACGCACGAACGGTTTGGTCTTTTGCAGATAATGCCGCTTCACCCAGGTCTGATAGAAAGATATTCCCTACGGCGAGTGGTGACTTCTTCATTGCTTCAGATAATGCAGCAGATACTAGTATTGAGTTCACGTGCAGTTGCATCGCAGCTAACGGTGATGCTTTAACACTGGTTACTGCAACAGATGCTACTGACGGGAGAACACCGGTTCAGTTCGGTTCCGGTTTAGATATTAACTTTGTATTTCAATCTGGTACTAATCAGAAATGTGCAGGAGAATTATACTTCACCAACCTGAATGATTTTACCAATGGTGAACCAAACACAGTAACGAGTGTCTTGGCGCATGTGCCGACTAGACCAGCAGGAACAGGGGGCTACGGTTGTTCGCCACAAGCAGTAGTCAGAGTACCTAACAACAAAGAGATGATTATACACGAGTTTTTTATAAGCTTGTCACGTGATGGTGGGTCGACCGGGTCTGCTATCGTGCACTGCAAAGTAACAAGACCGAACGGATCGGAGATAGTAGTGCGGGAATGGCACATGCAAACAGGTACAGTGTCAGTCCCCGCTACTAACATGGTTTTTGGCGCAGGTAGTATCGTTGAGATGGTATTAGAAGATGTATCTGATTCTAACACTAACTGCGGTATAGAAATGCATTTTACATTTAGAGAGGCTATATAGTGTCTACTATTAAGAGTTATAACAAAAGGTTAGAGGCGTTACGCTCAGAGCGTTCATCGTTCATACCTATTTATCGTGAGCTATCTGATTATCACTTATCACACCGTGGTAGGTTTCTGACGTCGGATCGAAACAAAGGTCACAAGCGTAACACTAAACAGATCAACAATACTTCACGTATGTCTGCTCGTACATTAGCAGCAGGTATGATGTCAGGTATCACTTCACCGGCGAGACCCTGGTTCAGACTATCCTCTGGTGATACAGGACTAGATGATGCACAAGCAGTTAAGGAATGGTTGCATCAAGTTCAGCGTATCATGTATAAAGTGTTCTCTCACTCAAACACATACAATGCATTGCATCAACTCTACTCAGAGCTAGGTGTATTCGGTACTGCTGCCATGGGTGTCTTCCACGACTTCGATAACGTGATCTGGTGTAAACCTTACACGGTGGGTAGCTACATGATCAGCTTGAGTGAGAAAGATACAAGTGATTCGTTCTATCGTGAGTATGAGCGTACAGTGGGTCAATGTATAAAACAGTTCGGGATCGAGAATGTAAGCGACAGTGTTAAACGCCAATGGGAAAACGGTAACAGTGAAGCATGGGTTAAGTTAGTACATATTGTAGAACCCAACGATGATAGAGATGGTGCGAGTCCCCTGGCTAAACATAAAGCATGGCGCAGTGTATACTACGAAGCAAACTCTGGGGCACGTGACGGACAAGAAAAGTTCTTACGTGAATCAGGGTTTGATGAATTCCCGTTTCTTACTCCGCGCTGGGATGTTACAGCAGAAGATGTATACGCTACAGATTGCCCCGGTATTACTGCACTAGGTGATACTAAAGCATTACAACTTGGCGAGAAACGTAGTTACCAAGCGATGGATAAGATCGTCAATCCCCCGCTCCAAGGTCCTAGCTCACTACGTAACAAAATAAATAACGGTAGTGTTGAAGGGGGTGACATCGTATGGGTTGATGATGTCAGCAATGGGTTACGTTCTATCTATGATTACCGTCCAGACATGAACGCTATTGAAATGAAGATACAGCAAACAGAGCAACGAGTTAAACGTGCGTTCTATGAAGACTTATTCTTGATGCTTGCACAAACTGACCGTCGCCAGATCACAGCGCGTGAAGTTGCAGAGAAGCATGAAGAGAAGTTGCTGATGCTGGGTCCAGTTCTAGAGCGACTACATACAGAACTACTTGATCCGCTCATTGACCGTACATTCAACATCTTGCAAGGTGCGGGAGTACTACCACCTCCACCACCAGAACTGCAAGGTAAGGACTTGAACGTTGAATATGTATCAGTACTAGCACAGGCTCAACGCATAGTAGCAACTGGTGCAGTCGATAGACTAGTTGGGTTCGTCGGACAAGCATCGGCTATCTACCCAGAAGCACGTCATAAAATTGATATCACTCGTGCAATTGATGAGTACTCAGAGTCACTTGGTGTTGACCCATCCATGGTTCGCAGTGATGACGAAGTAGCGAAGATGACACAAGCAGAGCAACGAGCATCGGCACAGCAACAGGCGATGATGGCAGCACAGCAAACGGCAGACGTAGCAAAAACAGCTTCAGAAACAGACGTTAGTGAAGATAATGCACTTGGTGCAGTGATGCGTAGAGCAGGGTTATCGTGATGAATAATAAGGATAAAAAAGTTGAGCAATCTAGAGACTTGGAATTGTTCGCGATACAGGGTATATTAAAAAGCGAACAAGGTAGACATTTCTTGTGGAGATGTCTAGAAAACTGCTATACTTTTGATAATATATTTGAAGCAGATCACAATAAACACATTTACAAGTCAGGTTCACGAGGGCATGGGTTGTGGTTAGATTCAGAAATAAGAGAAGCAGACCAAGAGTTATATTACAGAATGTTAAGGGAAAACAGGTGACTATATGAGTATTAAAGATTTATTCAATATATATCAAGAAGAAGCGGAGACGGAAAGTACACCGTCTACCTCTGGTGTTGAAACAGAATCTAGTGATGTAGCTAACACAAGTTCGCTACTTACTACAGAGAATTCAGAAGTTGAACCTAGTCAAGAGACTAACGATACTACTGAATCAGATAGCATTGATAGTGCTATTGAAGAAACTGGTGAAGGTAGCCAGATGGCCCCTGAGACATATGCCGACTTTGTTATGCCTGAAGGTATGGAAGTTGATGTGGAGTTACTTAGTCAATTTGAACCCGTATTTAAAGAGTTGAATTTGACACAAGAACAAGCACAGAAACTTGTCGATATCAAAGCACAGCAGGTTGAGGCGGATAAACAGAGCCAGGTTGATGCTTTCAATCAGTTGATGAACGACTGGTCGGAACAATCAAAAAATGACAAAGAGTTCGGTGGAGACAAGTTCGAGGAGAGCGTCAAGACCGCACAAACTGCCGTTAATAAGTTCGGAACACCAGAACTGAAGCAACTGCTGGAAGAACACGGTGTGGGCAACCACCCGGAAGTCATCCGGTTCATGTATAAAGTGGGTAAGTTAACTCAAGAAGATGTTCCTGGTCAGAACGGTCAGAACTCTTCACCAGCGATGGACCGAGTATCAATGCTTTACCCGAATGACAAAACTGCCTAATAAATCACGAGGTGAAAAATGGCTACTTTAGGAAATAGCTTTGTCGACTTAATCGACATCTACAAACAGCAAGACGGTCGCGGTAACTTTGTACCTGTGATCGAGATGTTGCATGAAATGAACCCTGTACTTGAAGACGCTATTGCCGTTGAATGTAACAAAGGTTCTACTCATCTGCATACTATACGCGCAGGTTTACCTTCAGTTGCATGGGGTAAATTGTACCAGGGTATCCCTAACTCTAAAGCTGGTAAAGCTCAAGTTGAAGATACTACTGGTTTTGTCGAAGGTCTAAGCACTGTTGACAAACGTTTACTAGACTTATCCACCAATGAAGGTGCAGTTCGTCTCTCTGAAGCACAAGCATATTTGGAAGCTATGTCGCAGGAAGTAGCGAACAAAATCTTCTACGGTAACACTGCTTCAGATCCTGAGGAGTTCATGGGGTTAGCTCCACGCTTCGACTCGCTATCCGCATCTAACGGTAATCAAATTATTGATGCTGGTGGTACTGGTTCTGATAACACGTCAATCTGGTTCGTTACATGGGGTGATAACCAGTGTAACTTGCTTTACCCCAAAGGTACTTCCGCAGGTGTTCAACGCGAAGACATGGGAGACCAACGGGTTCTAGATGGTAGTGGTAATGCTTATTACGCTAAAGAAGAGAAATTCACTTGGCACGTAGGTATGGCTGTGAAAGACTGGCGCTATGTTTCTCGTGTAGCTAACATCGATGTTAGTAACATGCAAGCAGGTTCAGTGGCACTGTACGACTTCTTGCGCAAAGCATACTACAAACTACAGAATCGTCGTGTTGCTGGTGGTAAACTAGCTATCTACTGTAACCGCGATGTTCTTGAAGCGCTTGACGCTTTGGCAACTAACGCAGGTGCATCAGATAACTTTGTTCGCTTGAAGCCGATGGAAATCGAAGGTAAAGAAGT